AAGCCCGCAGAAACTGCGGAAATCAGCCTGATGGCCGGGCCAAACCACCGAGCAATCCGCACGCGCACGACCAAACGAGCCATTGTCATTCCGACCTTGCGACAGCGATGATTTCCTGACCGACGCGGCGCCCGATTTCATTGACCCGCGATATGTCCCAGAGCCGGGAAGGCTCACGTCGAATAGATGGCAACCAAGGTCAAGATCGAGGGCCTTCGCGAGTGCGAGGCCGCGCTGGAGGCTTTGGGAAAAAGCCTCGGCCGGGGCGTTCTGCGGCGGGTGGCGAAGCGGGCGCTGGAACCCATCGCGGCCGACGCACAGTCGGCAGTTGAGGCGAGTACCGAGGGAACGGGCGATCTGTCCAAGAGCATTGCGGTCTCCGGCTCGCTGTCGAAGGCGCAGCGCAAGGACGCGCGGAAGGACACGAAAAGCTTCGTGGAAATGCATGTCGGCGCCGGCGCGCTGACGCAGGCGATCTCGCAGGAATTCGGCACCGGTGAGCGGTTTCAGCGCAAGACCGGCAAGAGTGTCGGCTCGGTCGCCCCGGAGCCTTTCCTGCGCCCGGCGTGGGATGCCCACAAGGCCGCGATCCCGGCGAAGGTCGGTGAAGACCTCTGGTCTGACATCGAAAAGACGGCGGCGCGCAAGGCGAAGCGGGACGCGAAGAGGGGCTGATGGAAGAGGCTCTGACTGCCCTGCTGCGCCCGCTGGCGCCGACGCACTGGTCCATGGCGCCGCAGGGGAGCGCCCGGCCCTTCATCGTCCTCACGCGCGTCTCCGGCGGGCGGGACTATACCCTCGACGGCCTGTCCTCTCCTCGCCCGGCGCGGGTGCAGGCCGATGTCTACGGCGACACTGCCCTGTCCACCAAAGCGCTGGCCCGGAGGCTGGTTGCCGAGGTCAGCGGGCGCCGCGTCGGCGCGATTACGGCGATCTTCGTGGACAGCGAACGCGATCTTCCCGGCCCCGACGCAACGGGGCAGGCCACACGATTCCGCACTGCCATCGACTTGATGGTTCACTTCACCCTGTAGGAGGCGAAATGCCTGCATCGACAGCCATGATCGGCTATGGCACCGTGCTGGAAATTGCACGGGCCTCCGCTCCGTCCACCTGGACGTACATCGCCGAGACCAAGAGCCACACACCCCCGTCGTTCACCGACTCGACGGTCGAGGTGACGCATGCGCAGTCCCCCGGCCGCGCCCGCGAGTATATCGGTGGCCTTTCCGATCCGGGCGAGAGCAGCCACGAAATGAACTGGATCCCCGGATCCGCGACGGACACTTTCCTGCGCGGCATCGGGGGCGACAGCCTGATCGCCCGGCTGACATTTCCGAACGGCTGCCAGATGATCTACAATGCGATCCGCGCAGGGTATGAGACGGACGTGCCGCTGGACGAAGGGATCGGTGCCACGCTGACGCTCAAGGTGAGCGGGGAGCCGACCATGACCGCGGTTGCGGCGCCCCGGAATCTCGTCGCGCCCGTCATTCTCGGCACCCCGAAGGTCGGCGTGCCTCTGACCGTCGACCCCGGCGTCTGGGCTGGCGCCAGGGCGATCACCTACCAGTGGCAGGCGGACGGGGTGGATGTTTCCGGCGCCACGGGCGGGTCTCTCGTGCCGGTCACTGCCAACATTGGCGATGTCATCACGGTTGTCGTCAACGGCGCGAACGGCTCGTTCGACGTCGATGTCGAGAGCGCCGGCACGGCTGTGGTGGCGGCATGAGCCATCCCCGCGGTTTGGTCACGTTCGAGGCGGCGGGCGAGGTCTGGAAGCTCAAGTTTGGCGTCAATGCCCTCGCCGATCTGGAGGAGCGTACCGGGGAGTCGGTCAATGAGATATTCGCGTCTCTCTCTGGCGACGCGCTGCGGCTGAGCACCCTGCGGGTCGTCCTCGCCTCGGGGATGAGGCAGCATCACCCCGCGCTGACCCTGCCGGCTGTCGGCGACCTCATGGATGAAGTCGGCATGGCGCAGATCGGCAAGCTGATCGAGGCCGCGCTGCGGGCCGCATTTCCGGAGGCGACCAAGCCGGGGGAAGCTCCGGCGGGGGTGTAACCGACTGGCTCAACCTCCTGTCGCGCTACGTCTCCGCCGGATTCACAGATATCAACCAGTTCTGGGACCTGACCCCGCGGGAAATCGACGCGGCGATGAAGGGTGCCCGCCAGCGGCTTCGGCGCGAGCATAATGACCGGGCGTGGCAGGCGTGGCAGATCGCGCATCTGCCGCATCAGGAGCGGCGGGTGCGGTTTCGGGATCTGATCTACCGCGACGAGGAACCGGCCCCGAAGTCCTGGGAGGACGAGTTCGCGGCCTTCGAGTCATGGGCGAGGGCCAAACACTAGGGCTTTCGCTCCGGTGGGCACCCTTGGGCGTCCTTTTGGCGGTTCATGTCCGTCATGTAGACGGTTAGCGCCCATACCTCCTTGTTCCCGGCCACGGCGCGGGACGCGAGGCAGGCGCCATAAGGCCCGTCCAGTATCTCATTCCAGTGTCCGGCGAGGCTCGCGGCTTCGCTGGGGCTGATGCACTCGGCTTTCACAAGCGTCCGGATCCCCTCGGCCCGCATCATCGCCACGTACTCTTGGCACGTGGTTGCACCGGCCGGGGACGCAACGACGACGGCGAGCAGAGCGGGTCGGAACAATGGCTCGTTCTCCAAATGCTGAGACTGCTGACGCTATCATGAAGGGTTTGCCATGGCAGCATTGATCGGCGCCCTCCGTGTCACGCTTGGGCTCGACACGGCCGCGTTCAGCGAGGGGCTGAAGGAAGCCCAAGGCAAGATGGCGGCCGTGGGGGCGGTGCTTCGAAAAGCAGTCGTCCCGATCACCGCAGCCGGTGTTGCGGCGCTGACCGCGACCGGCGCGGCGGTGAAGTCGTCGATCAACGCGGCCGACGAGCTTTCGAAGGCCGCGGCCAAGTTCGGCATCCCGATCGAAATGCTGTCGCGCCTGAAGTACGCGGCGGACCTGTCCGATGTCAGCATGGACACCCTTGGCACCAGCGTCGGGATCCTGTCGAAGAAGATGGTCGAAGCGTCGCGCGACGGAACCGGCGAAGCGGCGCAGGCCTTCGAGCGTCTCGGCATTTCCGTGAAGGACGCCGAGGGGAACCTCCGGCCGGCGAGCGAGGTGCTCCTCGACCTGTCCGACGCTCTGGCGAAGATGGACGAGAGCGACCCGAGGAGGGCCGCGACCGCGATGGAGATGCTCGGCCGCGGCGGCAAGGAGATGATCCCGCTCCTCAAGGACGGGAGCGGCGCCATCCGCGAGATGATGGACGAGGCCGATCGCTTCGGGCAGGTCTTCGGCGCGGAATCCGGGGCGCAGGCCGAGCAGTTCAACGACAACCTGACCCGCCTCGGGGGCGCATTCTCCGCGCTCGCCTCTGACCTTTCGATCAAACTGCTGCCTCATCTCTCCGCCTTCACGGATTGGCTCGTAGAGAACGGCCCTGGCATTGCCGATGCGATCGCAAAGGTGGTCGACCTCGGGGCCTCGTTAGTGCCTGTCGGACAGAAGATTGCCGAGGGGATCAAGATCGGCGGCGATGCCATCGTTTCCTTCGCCGGCGTCGTGACCGACGCGGTGCAGACAGTGGCCGACTTCGCCAGTTCGGTTCCGGCAAGGCTTGAGGAGCTGAAGGCCGGCGTCTCCGCGAAGATGACGGAGGTGGCACAAGCCTTCCGTGCGCTCGTCGCCGAGATGCAGCAGATCGGCCATGATGTGGTTGACGGGCTGCTGGCGGGCCTTCGGGAAAAATGGGAATCGGTAAAGGCGTGGTTCAGCGGCCTTGCCGACAGCATCCCGCAGTGGGTCCGGGATAAGCTCGGGATCCAGTCCCCATCAACCGTGTTCGCGGAAATCGGCCGCAACATCATGGACGGCCTCGCGGGCGGGCTGGAATCAAACATGGGCAGCGTCCAGAGTTCGGTTGACGGTTTCGCGCAAGACCTTGCGTCGAAATTTGCCGACGTCCTGACTGGCGCGAGCGACTGGCGCGATGCGCTGAGCAGCGTCCTGTCGAGTGCCGGTGACAGCCTGATCCGCACCGGCCTCGGATCCCTGGGAACCGCCATCGGCATCCCCGGATTCGCGAACGGCACGAATTTCGCGCCGGGCGGGCTCGCGATCGTCGGCGAGCGCGGGCCGGAGCTGCTGAACGTGCCCAGAGGATCGCAGGTGATCCCGCACGGGAAATTCGGCGGCGGGTCGTCGCTTACCTATGCGCCCGTCATCAACGCGCAGGGCGCCGACAGCGCCGCGATCGCCCGGCTTGAGGTGATGATGCGGGCCCAGGCGGAATCGATGCGCGCCCAGTTCGGGGACCGGACCATGGCGGCCCTCTCCGACCCCCGGTTTCGGGGGTAGCATGGCCCTCACATTCCCGGTCCCGCTCGGCGAGTTCTTCGACGAACTGCAGGTCCAGTCCGTCGCGTTCGAGCTGATCGAAAGCTATGCCGAGAGCGCGACCCGTGGCGGCCGGCTGATCCGGCTGGAACTCGGCGATGCGCGATGGTCGGCCCAGATGGGCCTGTCCCCGATGGGAGCGGGAGACACCCGGCGAGTCGCTGCCATGATCCGCCGGATTGGCGCCTACAACAAATTCCACCTCTACAACCCCGAGGCCCCATCCCCCCGGCTCGACCCGGACGGCACGGGGCTCAACGGCACCGACGTCCGGGTCCATGCGGTTGGCGGGCGGACGCTGCGCCTGACCGGGCTGCCGGGCGGATATACGCTGTCGTGGGGCGACATGATTGCCGTCACCTACGCGGGCGGACGCCGGCAATTGTTCGAGGCCAGCGATTACGCCGAGTCGCTTTCGGGCGGCGTGGGTACCCATTTGCCAGTTTCGCCTACGCAGCGCTCTCGCAGCACTGTTCGTAAGTCAGCTGATCTACGT